CACATTATTAAAACTGCTGGTAATACTATCTTTTTCAAAGGTGCTTTAACACACCTAGATACTGATGGTGACACTAACGCTACTGTGTTTTCAGATGGTAACTCAAACAGTATCATTTCATTAGTAACACCTCAATCATATGTTATTGACTTAGTTGGCGCTTCTGCTACTGTCTATCATGTGTCAGGGTTTGTTTCTGATGCTACTGTTCCAACAATTGCTGACGCTTAATATTAGTTAGTAATAATTGAAATCAAGTTTGGGAGGGGGTTCGCCCCCTCTCTTTACTAAATAAGAATGAGGATATAATGAGTATTACAAAAGAACAAATTGAAGCAAGAAGGTCTAATTTAGAAAAAGATTTTCAAACCGTGAAACAACAAATTGAAGAAGGTGAAGTCAAGATTGTGGGTATGAAAAATAATTTGAATGCTTTAGCTGGTGCTATACAACAATGCGAAATGTTTTTAAAAACAATTGAGGAAAAAGATGCACCAATGCCTGATGAAAAACAACAGGCACTTGATATTGCAACCTCCTAGGAGAAAAGATTAATGGACGAATTAACACAAGAAGAATTAAATGGTTTATCGCCAAGAGCGAGAAAACAACACGAAGATTCTAATACGGTCCTTTCTGAAATAACAACTGAAAATCCTAATATTGAAGATGTTGTTAAGGAAGAAAAACCTAAAAAGAAAAAGGAATATAAAAATGAAGAGCTTTAAACAACACAATGAAGCATATACAGATAGGTTCGCTCACCAATCAGTAGAAGATGATAGTACTGCAATATTTGATGTGGCAAATCCTGAATCTTTACAAAAACTTAATGCTTATGTAGGCGCAATTGCTGAACAAGAATATTTACAACCAAATGCTGCTATGCATCAATTAGCGATGAAACTAGGAACTATTGGTCTAAGTTATACTTTACCTAAAATTGAAGGTAACAAAGGTAAATCAGTAGTAGAAGTTTTACAGTTTGGCGGTAGATATGGTAAAACAACTGATAATACTAATTCAGGTGATGGTGATATTGAAAATGGTGATGGTATTTCTCATAGAAAAGAAGGTGGTTTAAAACTAGAATTTAATTGGGAAAAACAATCTAACAACACCTACAAAGTATTTGCAAATTTAGTTTAATTAAAAAGATTTTATTATGAGTGATTTTAAAAATCTCACACTTGAGAACATCAATATGTTTGCTATAAAACATTATGATAATCCATCGTGTGTGGATGAACAAGAATTTTTAGATGATATGAAAAGATTTAAATATCTGAAAAGATTATTTAGAAAGTATGATACATCAAAAGAATTAAAGTCAAGACTGATTATTAATCATATAATTGTTTTGTCAAATGTATTTGGTGTTGACGCAGCTACTACCTTATTGTTTTTTAAGATAGATAGACACCATTGGTCACTACTTAAAACTATTCTTGTTTACTTACATTTTATGCCAGAGGAAGATATGACCGATATTAGAGTAAACCAAAGTGTTATGGCAGAGTTAGGGGCAATTTAATGGGAAGAATAATAGACGCCTTAATAGCATACAGAGTACTAAAACTTTTAGTAACGCCTTTCAATAGAAGTAAAGCATTTAAACTTGGTATCATAGATGATAAGGGTAAAGTATTAATTAAATCAAAAGACCTTCCTAATTCAGGACCAAAAAGAGAAGCATACACATTACTCATTCGCTTCGTATTCAATCTAAAAAGTTTATTAAGTAAAGTCGGTATTAGAGGACCACTCGGAACCTCTGCAGCCGCAGCTTTAGCATTCTTCAAAGAAGAAAATGGTCAAAATTTAGAAGTAGAAAAAACAGTTTACAAACATCTAAGAGAAAATGGTTTTGAGTTTCAAGTAGATGAAAACTATGGAGAACCTTTCGAACCTGGTACTTATAGAGTAAATAGAGATATTACAGATTTAGAAGGCGATGTAGTCATAAATATTAACGAAGAAATTATATTTGAAGGTAGTACAGATACTATTATGGGTTATGATGTATTCAAATATAGAGATGTTTATTTAACAACGGAGGACTTATATGCCAACGCCTAATACAGCAGACGCTATGAAAAGACATAAAGCAGGTAAGGCTGGTTTTACAGATAAGGCACACTTGAAAGCAAAAGGTCTAATACCTAGAGCAGATGGTACAAAAAGAAAGTCTGACAAATACAAAGAAGATTTAGCTAAATATGGCGCTCTTCTTACCAAAGAAGATTTAGATAAAGATGATGTTTCAACAGTTAAACCTATCATCAAACAACTTAAAAAGTCTGTTGTAAAACATGCCGCTCAAGCAAAACAATTAACAAAAGATATAGAAGATAGTTATGAGAAAGGCACATTTTACAATCCACACCCTGGCTATGAGAAAGGCAGAGGTCCTACAGGTATTGCTTTTTCTATTAAAAAAGGTCATCCAGATGCTGAGAATCCTAACACAAGGAAAAAGTATCCAGAAAGACAAACACCACAATACAAAGCACAATGGAACAAAAATAATCCAAAAGATATTGCAGATGATATGGATAGACAACCACAAGATAAAGATGTTAAAAAAGTAAAAGGCACACAACCTAAAAAGTATTACAAGACACTAGATAAAGATACAAAAAAGAAAAGAGCAGATTTCTTCAAGAAAAAAGCAGGCAGTTATAAAAAATCAGATGGTAATAAAGACTATAAAGCAGCACCTGGTGACGCTAAGGCAAAAACAAAAACATCTACACATACTCAAAAATATAAACAAATGTATGGTGAAGATGTACCAGCAAATGCAACAGGCACAGCAGTAGTAGGGACAGGAGATGATTCATCTACTGTGGTTATGAAAAAAAAGAAAGACAAGGAAACTATGAAAGATAGACTATTAAAAAGATTTAAAATTAAAGAAACGATTGATAGAACAGTTCCTAATTTAGAAATACCTGAAGATGAAATTAAAGAAAAAGTAAAACATCTAAAGGCTATGGCTATGCAAGAAGCAGATTTAGAAGAGGCAATCAAAGGTCTACAAAATAAGGCAAAAAAAACAGGTATGTCTTACTCTATACTAAAGAAAGTTTATGACAGAGGTATGGCTGCATGGAAAGGTGGACATAGACCTGGCGCAACGCAACAACAATGGGCGTTTGCAAGAGTAAATAGTTTTGTAACTAAATCATCTGGAACATGGGGTAAAGCAGATAAAGACCTTGCAGATAAGGTTCGTGGTTCTAAATAATTAATGTCAAAGTCATATAAAGAATTTGTCAAAGAATATACTATGGGGTTACAAGTTCCCTCGACTAGTTTCTTAAAACCTATAGCATCGCTTAATCCATTACGAAAAAAAGAGAATGTAAAGAAAGTGAGAGAAAAATGGATAAAAGAATTAAAAAAGAAGATAATTTAATAAAGGAGAAAAATTAAATGGATTGGTTAAAAGCAAGAGTAAAAGAGATATCAACATGGTCAGGCGTTTCGTTAGTTGCACTTGGTCTTCTAGTTGTACTAGGTGGTCCTCTAGTAAAGTTGGCAGCATATGCCGCTATTATTTGGGGTGTTGTTTCAATAGTTAAAAAACAAGATTAAGGAAATTTAATAAGATGGAAATATTAATAACGTTAGCTATGAAGTTCTGGCAATGGACTATACTTATTGCAATAATTATCATAGGATTTATTATTAACTTGTTTGATAAAAACATTGATAATAGAGTCAATTTCAAGTACAAAGATTTTCCTGTGATGAAACCTATTAAAATTGCAACAAAAGGTAAAGGTTTTTTCAAAATGATATTCATGTGGATACTTGGTACTAGACATTGGGAAATCGCACAAGATTTTGAATATGAATTAAACGGAAAAAAATATGTAATACCTTCTGGTTTTAAATTTGATGGTGCAAGTATACCTAAGTTTTTGCACACATTTTTATCACCTGTAGGTGTATTACTATTAGGTGGTCTTGTTCACGACTATGCCTACAAGTATGCAACTTTGCAACTCGTTGAAGGTAAGAAGGGCAAATCGTTAGACCAAAAACAGTCAGACCAAATTTTTAGAGATATTAATATAGAAGTTAATGGTTTTTACTCTATGAATTATTTAGCGTATTACGCTTTAAGAATAGGTGGTTTCTTAGCTTGGAACAAACACCGTAAAGTAAACGCAAAGATGAAGGTGAAATAATGTTCAGTAGTTTAAAAATAGGTTTAGTATTAGTAATGTTAGTAGGTGCAGGTGGTGGATATTTGTATGTTACCAAACTACAAAAAGACAATGCTATTCTAAAAATTAATCAAGTAAAATTAGAATCTGCTGTTGACAATCAAAAGATAGTCATTGAACAACAAACACAAGATTTAAAAAAAATTAGAAGTACAATAAAACGAACAGAAGTATTCAATGCTAAACTACAAGCAGATAGAGACTCATTGAATAAAAGATTAGGTAAGCATGATATTGGTAATCTTGCAGAAAACAAACCTGGTCTTGTAGAGAAAATTATAAACAAAGCAAGTGATAGTGCTGCTAGATGTATGGAGATTGCATCTGGTAGTCCACTAACAGAGGAGGAGTTAAATGGTACGCCAAATAGGGAATGTCCTAGTTTTTGGCCTGTTAGCAATACTACTGAGTAGTTGCGCTGCTGGTGTAAAAGTTTTAGAGAGTTACAGTATAGAAAAGAAAAGAGAACCTCTAGCGTTAGAGAATCCTGCTCCTTTAGAGTTACAAGATATTGATTGGATTATTATTACAAAAGATAACGCTGAAGAAGTGTTTGAAAAAATAAAAAACGATAAGAATGGAGACTATGCTTTGTTTGCATTAACTGATACAGGTTATGAGAAGTTAGCACTTAACTTTGCAGACATACGAAATAAATTAGCACAGCAAAGACAAATTATATTATCTTATAAAGAATATTATGAATCTGAAAATACAGAGTCAGAATAAGGATAAATATAAACATGTCAGACTTAGAAAAACTTAAAACCGATATAGCATTACTAAAGAAAGACGCTAAGACTGGTGAGCTTATTCACTCAAGATTAGAAGTCGCTGTAGATAAACTTACTGAAATTACCATATCATTAAAAGGTATGATTGTTAATCAAGAACAAAAATTAACAAGAGCAGAACAAACAGATGATGATATTTTCGTTACTTTAGAGTCTCGAAGAAAAGAATGGGATACTGACCTCAAAGATTTACACTCCAGAATCACAACAAATACTAAAGATATTATGGGTGCTGCAGCTGCTCAACACACAGAACAAAATAAAGAAATACAGAAAATCAAAGATGAACTACAGGCAAGAGTAGGCGTATTAGAGAAATGGCGTCATGTTCTTATAGGTGGTTCTATTATTATTGGACTAAGTATGTCTAATCCTGATAATCCTATATTTAAAATGTTCTAAGTGCTTGACTTCACCCGAGAGACCTGTTATAATGTGTACATATGTCCTCTTATATTGATATCAAGTTTCTCAATCTTCTCTCAACAAGATTAGAAAAATTTAAAAGAAAATCAGACTTCTTATTTAACTTTAGATGTCCTCATTGTGGTGATTCCAAAAAATCATCATCAAAGGCCAGAGGTTTTGCTTATCGTAAAAAATCTGATATGTTTTTTAAATGTCATAATTGTGGCATGGGTCAAACACTAGGTAATCTAATTAAGTTTTTAGACCCTACTATGCATAAAGAATATATCTTTGAGAGATTTAAAGATGGTAAAGTACAAGAAGAAAAACCAGAGTTTGATTTTACACCATCTAAAACATTAAAAAACAAAACTGCTTACGAAAGAATACTAGACGAGTTAATAAGTTTTGATAAATTAGTACAGACACACCCAGCAAAACAGTTTGTCTACAAAAGATTGATACCTAAAGAACATTGGGATAAGTTTTATTTTTGTCCTAAATTTTATGAATGGACTAATAGCATTGTACCTAATAAGTTCCCTAGTTTAAGAGATGACCACCCTAGAGTTGTAATACCTTTCTATGATAGAGCAGGTAATTTTTTTGCTTTTCAAGGTCGTTCATTTGGTAAAGAACAACCAAAGTATATTACAATTAAGTTTGATGAAACAAAACAAAAGATATATGGTCTTGAAAGGTTAGATTTAAATAAACCTGTGATGATAACTGAAGGGCCTATTGATAGTTTATTTTTAGATAATGCTATTGCACTTGCAGGCGCTGACGCAGATATAAAAATTAATCATGAACAATGTACAATGATATTCGACAATGAACCACGCAATAAAGAGATTGTGAATCGTATGATAAATGCTGTTGATAAAAACTTTAATTTGGTCGTATGGCCAAAGACATTGAGATACAAAGATATTAATGATATAATTATTTCAGGAAAGACATCAGCAGAGATACAAACTCTTATAAGTAATAACACACACAGCGGACTTACAGCATTACAACATATAAACAATTGGAAAAGGATTTAATAGATGACCTCTAACGTAGAAATAAATGTAACAAAAAGAAACGGTAGGGGGAAAGAGTCCTTGAATATCGACAAGATTCATTCAATGGTTGGATTTGCAACAGAGGGTCTTACAGGGGTTAGTGCTTCTCATGTTGAGATGAATAGTGGGTTACAATTCTTTGACGGCATATCAACAAATGATATACAACAAATTTTAATTAAGTCAGCAAATGATTTAATAAGTTTAGATAATCCTAATTATCAATTTGTTGCGGCTAGATTACTATTATTTTCACTTCGTAAAAATTTATTTCACAGATTATGGGAACACCCAAATTTTATAGACCACATTAAAAAACTCGTTGATTCAGGATTGTATGACAAAGGTATATTAGAAAGTTATACTGAAGCAGAGATTGATAGAATGGGTATGTGGGTTGACCATGAAAGAGATTATAGTTTTACTTATGCAGGATTAAGACAAGTCATGGATAAGTACCTAGTACAAGATAGAAGCAATGGTGAGATTTTTGAAACACCACAGTTTATGTATATGATGATATCTGCTACATTATTTGCAAAGTATCCAAAAGAAAGTAGATTACAATATGTCAAAAAATACTATGATGCAATCAGTAGATTTAAAATTAATATTCCCACGCCTGTTATGGCAGGTGTTCGTACTCCTCTTAGGCAGTTTGCGAGTTGTGTATTGGTTGATAGTGATGATACTCTTTCTAGTATCTTTAGTTCCGATATGGCTATTGGTCGTTATGTTGCCCAAAGAGCAGGTATCGGTATCAATGCAGGAAGAATTAGAGGAATCAATTCAAAAATTCGTGGCGGTGAGATACAACATACTGGTGTCATTCCTTTCCTTAAAAAATTTGAAGCAACGGTTAGGTGTTGTACACAAAACGGAGTTAGAGGAGGTTCAGCAACAGTTCACTTCCCAATCTGGCATCAAGAAATAGAAGATATACTTGTTTTAAAAAATAATAAAGGTACAGAGGATAATAGAGTAAGAAAACTAGACTACTCTATACAAATATCTAAATTGTTTTATGAAAGATTTATTAAAGATGAAGATATAACTTTATTTTCTCCACATGAAACACCTGGTTTATATGAAGCATTTGGTATGCCAGAGTTTGATGAGATGTATGAAAAGTACGAAAGAAAAACATCAATCAGTAAAAAGAAAATTAGAGCTCAAACTCTATTCATGGACTTATTAAAAGAACGAGCAGAGACAGGTCGTATTTACATTATGAATATTGACCATTGTAATACTCACTCATCATTTAAAGATAAAATTTATATGTCTAATCTATGTCAAGAGATTACATTACCAACAACACCTATAAAACATATAGATGACCCTGATGGTGAGATTGCTTTATGTATTCTATCTGCTATCAATCTAGGTTTAATAAAAGAGAAAGATGAATTAAAAGACTTATGCGATTTATCTGTAAGAGCACTAGAAGAAATAATTGATTATCAAGAGTATCCAGTAGAAGCTGCAAAGAAATCTACACTTGCAAGAAGAAGTTTAGGTATTGGTTACATAGGTCTTGCTCATTTCCTTGCAAAAAACAAAGTTAAATATGATGACAAAGAAGCATGGAAACTAGTTGATGAAATTACAGAGGCATTTCAATACTATCTATTGAAGGCAAGTAATACATTAGCGAAAGAAAGAGGTGCTTGTGAATACTTTGATAAGACTAAATATAGTGATGGCATTCTACCAATAGATTCATATAAAAAAGATGTTGACGATATCGTCAATAGAAAGTTAAGTTATGATTGGAATTCTCTTAGAAAGGATATCAAGGAAAGTGGATTACGACACTCGACACTATCGGCCCAAATGCCGTCAGAGAGTAGTTCGGTTGTCTCAAATGCTACGAACGGTGTTGAACCGCCTCGTGATTATCTTTCAATTAAAAAAAGTAAAAAAGGAACACTCAAACAAATAGTTCCTGATTACAACCGACTAAAGAATTTCTACACATTATTATGGGACATGAAAAGTAACGAAGGTTACATTAATACAATTTCTGTTATGCAGAAATATTTTGACCAGGCAATAAGTGGAAACTGGAGTTACAATCCAGAGAACTATAAAGACGGCGAGGTGCCGACTTCGGTAATGGCAAATGACTTATTAACTACATATAAGTTAGGTTGGAAAACTTCATATTACCAAAATACATATGACGCAAAATCAGATGTAGATGACCCATCACATTCAGTTGGTTGGCATGATGATGTAAAAGATAATACTAAACCTATAGAGGAATTTAAAACAGATGACCAAGATGAAGAATCATGTGAGGCGTGTACAATATAATGTCTAAAACATTCAATACAAAAAAAGTAGATTGGCTAAAACAACCTATGTTCTTTGGCGAAGAACCTAATACACAAAGATATGACCAACAGAAATATCCTATTTTTGAAAAATTAAATCAACAACAGTTAGGTTTCTTTTGGCGACCAGAAGAAATATCTCTACAAAAAGATAGAAACGATTTTCAACAATTAACAGATGAACAAAAGCATATCTTTACATCTAATCTAAAGTATCAAACACTATTAGATAGTGTACAAGGTCGTGGACCATGTCTGGCATTTCTACCATTTTGTAGTTTACCTGAATTAGAATCCATGTTAGTTGCATGGGACTTTAGTGAGACAATACATAGTCGTTCTTATACTCACATAATGAAGAATGTTTATTCAGACCCAACAGCAGTATTAGATACTATTATTGATACACCTGAAATTATGGAAAGGGCAAAAACTGTAACCGAAGCATATGATAAGTTTATAACTTATGCACATCAATATCGTTTATTTGGTAAAGGCGACCAGTATGAATTAAAGAAACTATTATATCTGACACTAATAAATGTGAATATACTAGAGGGTATTAGATTTTATGTTTCATTTGCTTGTTCGTTTGCATTTGGTGAATTAAAACTTATGGAAGGTTCTGCTAAGGTTATATCTCTAATCGCTAGAGACGAAAATTTACATCTTGCAGTATCACAAAACATTATAAATAACTATCGTAAAAAAGAAAATGATAAAGAAATGCTTAAAATTATGAAAGAATGTGAACAACAAGTTTACGATATGTATGATACAGCGGTTCAACAAGAAAAAGATTGGGCAAAGTATTTGTTTAATCAAGGCTCTATGATTGGTCTAAATGATGTATTACTAAATCAGTATGTAGAATATATGGCAAACAAGAGAATGAAGGCAATTGGTCTAAACGCTGTTTATGACCAACCCGCTAATCAAAACCCACTACCTTGGACCCAACATTGGTTGAATAGTAGAGGACTTCAAAATGCACCACAAGAAACTGAGATAGAAAGCTATATCGTTGGTGGTATAAAACAAGATGTTGAAAAAGAAACATTCAAAGGATTTAAACTATGACAAGAAACCCCAACTTAAAAACTGTATGTGAGAATTGCTCAGCCACATACATAGTAAAACATGATTTACCAGAAGATTATATAGAGCAATTTTGTCCATTCTGTGGTCATGAACACGAAGAAGTTGAAGATACGGTAACAGATATTGATGACAACTGGGACTAAATGGACATATGAGGGTAAAGTAGTTGAAGAACTTCCAGAAGGTTGTGAGGCTTTTGTTTATCTAATAACAAATCTGGTTGACCATAAAAAGTATGTGGGTAAGAAGTTAGCAAAATTCAAAACTACAAAGAAACCACTTAAAGGTCGAAAGAATAAAAGAAGAGGCACAAAAGAAAGTGATTGGAAAACTTATTGGGGTTCAAACTCCCACTTAGTTGATGATGTACTTAGACTAGGTGAACATAGATTTACCAGAGAAATCCTATACTATTGTCCTACTAGGGGTGTTGCAAGTTACTTAGAAGCACAAGAACAATTTGAGAGAAAAGTCTTAGAAACTGATGAATATTATAACGGTATTATCAATGTTCGTATCGGTGGTTCAAGTATTTTAAGAGAATCCCTCAAAAATAAACTGAAATAATTCCAATTAATTCCAATTAATTTATAAACCCCTGATTTTACTACCTTTTTTAGTCCATTTTTATTGGAATAATGCTTGCATTACACTCTGTTTTGTTGTATAATATATGTATATTATGAAAAAAAGTGAGAAAATAATGGAATATAATGATGTGTTTTTAATGAAAGCGTGGGACCATGAGAACAATGTTCAAGTGGAAACTGAAGGTACTTACAAAGGTGAATGTGACCATCCTGATTTAGGGACAATGGTGTTCGTTGAATTTGCGAACAAAGACTGTCATCAGGAAGATTTGTATAGCGATGAGAAAGAAGAAACAGTAGAAATGGGTGGTCAAGATTTTTTCAAACGAATCATTCGTCCTGTTTCAACCAATAACCCTGTTGATGCACCATTAACATTTGGTGATTTAGGGCAATACGCTCACGAAGAAAGTCAGGCTACATCTTAATGATTTCCACTAGTAAAAGTTAATGAAAAAAGACTTGTTTTTACCTTACTTTTACGATATAATAGCTACATAAACAATTGAAAAGGATACTACATTATGAACATTATGAAAAAATTTAAATTATATCAAATACATACGACAGAAGAAGAAGACAACCTTATCAATGCAGAAGGTCATGACGCTGTTCCTAAACATAAAATGCATTTAGATATGACTTTTCGAAAACAAGAAGACACAGGTGCTATTGCAAAACAAGCATTTGACTTAGGTTATTATTCTCATGTTAGTAATATTATTGCTAAGAGTTTTGAGGGCGTCTTTTCTGTGGGCAACATGGGACCAGAATCACAAATCGAAAGATTTGCTGATTGTAATATGTATTCTGTAAGTGTTGGCGATATTGTTGAAGATGAAGATGGCAACAAATCTGTTGTTGCCGGTATGGGGTTTAAGGAGGTTGCGTAATGTTTAAATTGACAAAGTTATTAATTGCAATCTATCTAGTCTTCTATTGCTTTTTTTATTCTTTATCTGCTTTAGCTCATGACTATAACGAGGCAGTTGTTGGTCATGTAATTCAACAAGAAGTGCAAGGTAATTCAGTTGACTCATCTGTATTCGAGGCAGAAATGCAAAGGGTTGGTCACAGGTATTCTTTAGAAATGATATCTGTTTTACAAAAATATTTACCATCTATGTTAGATAGTATTTCAGCAGAGTTGAGAGCAAAAGCAGATAAGAATTATAAATGTGCTTTACAATCAGATGAATATAAAAATAAGGACTGTAAATAATGTTTCATGTAGTTTATTCTAGACACTATTGGGACCATCAAGATGGCAGTTATGGTACATTCCCAAATACTTATACTCTATACAGAAATGTAACATATTCTCAAATAGAGATTATGCAAAATAAATGTGCTGAGCTAAAAGTAAATGCTGATAAAGTATATGCTGACTATGAAAGTAAACAAGATTGCAAATCGGATCCTGAACAATTTGATAGGTCCGAAGTTTATATCATAGATGACAGAGACTATTTTAAAACATATAAGGATGTATATCCTGATGTTTACATTGGACCTGCTGGTCTGATACCAGCAAAAGAAGATTATTACTATAGTTATGGTCAAAAAACTGATTTTATGTTAATAAAAGATTTTGATGAGTTTTATACATGGTACGCTAAAGACTGGACACAAGAACAGATACAAACAGAGTATAAAAAACGAGATAAGGAAACTGCTTGACAACTATACTATAATAGTATATAATTATATTATTAACAAGGATATATTATGGGTTTATTTTATGTACATATACCTAAGAGTTTAGGTATGAAGAAGAAGAAACTACCTAAAGCGTTAGGTATGAAGAAGATGAGCAAATCACCTAAAACAAAGAGATTATTAGAGGCGAGAGCCAAACACAGAAAATTTTTAATTAATCACGGTATTAATCCTGATAAAAAACTTTCTGATATCAGAAAAGAAAGTCAGAATCGTTCAGTATTTCGTGATACATCTCTAGTTCGAAAATCTACTGTTATTAACAGCACCATAAAATCACTTGACACATCTAAATTACAAGGTTCAGGCGGTACTAAACCACTTACTAACTGGCAATTAGAAGAATCTAAAAAGTTTACAGTTGCACCTGCTTATAATAAAGGTGCATATCAAGTTATCACTAAAGACGGTATTAAGGATATAGGCAGATAATATGTTAGCTAAATCTTATGATGTTGTCTATTATGACGAAAGTGGTGAAAAAGAAATTATCAATAGTTTGCCTACATTAGAACAAGCAATAGCAGTTTACTTCCAGTGTATGGAAGGTGATAAAGAAGCACAAACGAATTTCAGTTATGACATTGAAGAAGGTTTTGTAGGAGTTCCAGGTTTTTAGAATATTAACAATACTAATACTATTAGCAGTATTAGCTACATTAGTAAATGGTTGTAGTAAACAAATACTACCAACACCTTTTGGTGAGATAAATGTAATTGGAAACTTAATAGACTTAATAACTGATGATGAAGAAGAAATAGAAACAGAGACAGAAGAAAAAGATGTTCCGATTAAAGCTGAAAGAATGGTAATTGGGGAAGACGGAGAAGTTTATCTTATGGGACCTAAAAAAGAATCATGGATTGTTACAGGAGAAGAAGATGATACACGATAACGAAAGACGAGACGAAGATTGGATTAATCCACCTGAACCAAAAGAAGATATTGAACCTGATGTAGATGCTATCAATGATGAAATATGGTTAAGAAAAAAAGAACAAGAAGAAAAAGATGAGAAAGAAAAAAAAGAAGAAAATGGCATGTACATATGGTTAAGAAAAAAAGAAGAAGAAAATGAATAAAATTTTATTAATACTATTAACACTATCTACAATTGGTTGTAGTCAAAATCAAGTCAAATCTCATATAGGAACTGGTGCTGGTGCAGTAGCAGGATATGCTACTTGCACAGGATTACTTAATACAAATGTGCCACTAACTGCTGCTTGTGCTGTGGTCGGTGCCATGTGGGGTTCAACATTGTTTTATAAAAATGATATGAATACACACACAGCAGTATTTGTAGATACACTAAACACAGCACCAGGCAAAAGGTCTCATACAAATTGGGGTAACTCTGCTAATGGTAATTGGGGTTCTATAACAATCAATAGAAGTTATGTAAATCATAATTTCAGATGTAGAGATTATGAGTCAGTTATTAGTATCGAACATTCTTGGCCTATGAATGGCGTATCAAGAGAGAGTGAAGCTGGAACAGCATGCCAATTACCAGACGGTCGTTGGAAAATAACAGAGAGTACAAATTCATGAAGATTATAATTGATAAAGTAATGCAATGGCACGAAGATAGAAATTTAATTGAAGGTTCTACTGATAAAGACCAAGTCTTAAAGTTGCAACAAGAGCTTGGTGAGTTGAGTGATAGTGTTTGTAAACAAAAAGATGTGAAAGATGACTTAGGCGACATGATGGTTATTATGTTAAATATAATGAAAAGAAATAATGTTACAATGGAAGAATGTTTAGAGACAGCATATAATGATATCAAAGATAGAAAAGGTAAAATGGTCGATGGTATTTTTATTAAAGAAAAAGATGATTTTTTTAATGCTAAAAGATATGATTTCTCAAACTGGTCGGAAGAGTAATGCGAGACCCTCGAAAATCACAGGTGCTACAATCAATGCTACTATTGATAATTTTGTTATTATTATTTAAGTCTTGTGCAGTTGCAGGTGAGAAATCAAAATGGTTGAATGAGAATCCTTGTATGATAAAAGTTATAATTAAAGAGAAATGTTTAGATAGTGAATGTTTAATAACAGAGACAACAAAAAAAGAAGTATTGGAATGTCAAGACGGATATGACGGACCTAACTATTGGGAACTATTTGCCCAATTTTATTATGCAGACTTAACTACTCCTGCTTATTGCAGGCAGTATGCGAGACCAGACCATCCTTTTAAAACACCTGGGATGATTTGTTTAAGTGAAAATGGTGTTTGGGAGAAGAAATAATGTATAAATTGTTAGTTACAATAACTTGTATAGTTGTTTTAACGATACATTGGGGTGAATTTTCTAAGAAAGTAAACTTAGCAAAATTTTTAAGAATTACAGATAATGTAATAAACGAAGTGAAGGAGTAAAAAACATGATGAAAATTATATTAATAGCTTTAACATCAATGGCTGTAATAGGTTGTAGTAATACTTATGAAGTCAAACAAGAAGCAAACATAAAAAATAATCGTTTATTGAATGAGGTGCCTCAATGGTATATTGACGCTTCAATTGATGAGGGTATTCTTTTTGATAGAGATGCTGAAAAGTATATCTACTCAGTAGGTCAAGGAACAAGTCCTGATTTACAATTAGCAATTTCTAAGGCGACACTAATTGCAAAAGCAAGTCTTGCTGACCAGTTGAAAGGCGAAATGAATCAAAGAAGTGAACTATATACTACTGAGGTTGGTTCAAACAAGAACATACAAGTTGCTTCGAAAGTTGAAGACACAATTGTTAATATTGTTGCAAAGACTATGGTTCAAGGTTATGAACAATGGGAGAAGGCAGTATATGAAACACCATTAGGACAATATAGAGTTTATATTGGTTTAAAAATGGGTGTTGGTGACGCCAACAGATTAGCAGAATATATTGCTGAAAATGCAAATAATGATGTTAATATTGATGTATTAGCAGAAGCGGCGATACAAGAAGTAATTATTACAGATGAACCAGTTAATTAAAATGATTACAGTTTACAGCAAACCAAACTGCCCTTATTGTGAAAAGGCCAAGTATTTATTAAAGAATCTTGGTCTACAATATGAGGAAAAAGTGGTCACTAAAGATTTATCTATTGATGAATTATATAAAGTGTTGGGAAAACAAGTTAGAACTATACCACAAATAGTTATGAATGATATTCATGTAGGTGGTTATAATGAGTTAAAAGAACACTTTATTAATGAAGGTAAGATAAATTATAAAGGTGAAAAAATCTAAAAAGGTACATAAATAGTAGCATGATAAACTTTCAACAATACATATCTGAGGGTGTGTACGACCCAAATATATTCAAAGCATTCTTTCTTGCAGGAGGTCCTGGTTCAGGCAAATCATGGGTTTCTGAAAGAACATTAATGGGCATGGGATTAAAAGTTATTAATAGTGATAATGCTTTTGCAGCTGCCTTAAATAAAGAAAAAATGTCATTAAATATGGCAACAACAGATGCTAAAGAAATTGCAAGGCGTGATGATATAAGAACAAAGGCAAAAGCAAGAACTGGTGTACAGTTAAAACTTGCATTAGAAGGTCGTTTAGGTCTTATACTAGACAGCACAGCAAGAGATGTTGGAAGAATAGAATCAGAAGCAAACACAATGAGACATATCGGTTATGATGTACATATGGTATTTGTAAATACAAGTTTAGAAGTTGCTCTTAAAAGAAATCAAATGAGACCAAGAAAAGTACCAGACGCTATTGTGATATCAAATCATAAACAAGTACAACAAAATATAGGTAAATTACAAAATCTATTTGGCACAAGTAATTTTATTATTGTAGATAATAATAAAGTTGCTGAAGATGTAAACCCTAAAGTATATAAAGCGATACGAAGAATGGTAACTAAAAAACCTACATCATATCAAGCAATCTCATGGATAAAAAGAGAACTACAAAAGAAAAAAAGAGGTTAGATGGAAAAGAACTCAAATGTGATAAAGTTCCCGACAGATAGAGTTGTTTATAAGAACAAACCTGTAAAACCTCAACCATCAGAGGAAGAAGCAAGACAAATTAAAGAAGATATATTTGTTGAGCAAATAACTGAAAGTTTAATCCTAGATATCATTCATGTGCTTCAAGAAAATGTTGTTGATACTAAAACAGATGTATTTTTAAGAGACCTAGCAATAGTGATTGAAGCTACTAAAAGTTTATTAAAAAGAGACTTTGGTAGAGATTATCCAATGCAGACTATCTCTGATTCTATTGCCAAAATTCACATGCTCAAAGATGGTAGAAAAGTTACTGATATTAATTATGGTAACATTATTATTAGAAAGACAAAAGAATCTAAAAAACAACAAAAAGAAAGACAAGAAGAATTAGATATAGAATTTGAACCTGATATTACACTGGATTAATGCTTGACAACAGGTCAATAACCTGATATAATATAATTATGACATACAAAGTAAAGTTAGATGATAAAATCAAAGCACTAAATTCTACCAGAGTATTTAAAAAGGTAACACCAAAAGGTGGTCTATCTTGGTATGTTAAATGGGTGGCATGTGTATTTTTACTTATTGCAGCTTGTTTTAGAGCAGTTGGTGAGTTTAATATATTTGACTTATCTTTTAGTTTTTTAGGTGTAGTGGGTTGGCTTTGGGTAGGAATACTATGGCACGACAGAGCAATAATAATGCTGAATGCTGCTCTATCCACACTACTGTTAGTAGGAATATTAAAGGCGGTTATATAATGATTATAGTTGACATAAATCAAATAATGATATCGAACCTAATGGTTCAAATCAATGGCAGAGATGCACCTGAATTAAATGAAGACCTTGTTAGACACATGGTCTTAAATTCACTTCGTGCTCACAATAAAAAATTCAGAAAAGAATACGGCAAAATGGTTATTGCTTGTGATAGTAGTAATGTATGGAGAAAAGAAATCTTTCCTAACTACAAAGCAGGTAGAAAATCAAATAGAGCAAAATCTGAACATGATTGGAGTATGATATTTGATATCATATCTAAAGTTAAAAATGAGATTAAAGCATTCTTGCCTTACAAGGTTATAGAAATAGAAACAGCAGAAGCAGATGATATAATTGCTGTACTAGTGAGAAAACATCAAAGTATGATAGTGCCTAACCATGAGAAAAAGGTATTAATACTATCTGGCGACAAAGATTTTATACAATTACATAATGAATGGGTTAAACAATATAATCC